ACCTGTTCCGGTGAACTTCTCTAGCTCATTGTAAATCTCTTCAAGTCCTTCGCAGGAATTGAGGAAATACATGCGCTCGTCACCTAGTAGTCTGAGTACGGGCTTTGCCTTAAGTTGCTTTGAACGTAACTTGCTTCCAAGACCGAGAGACACGAATTCGACAGGAATGGAGATTTTGAGATTGTCCATTTCCCGTCTGAGTTCTCTTGCCATCCACTTGACTCCAACAGAATCCTCAATGGCGTTTCTCTTTGGTTTCCATGTGCTTGCTGTGTTGGCGATGTTCTTTGGTAGCTCGTATTCATTGAAGCGTCCGCGCACCATGTTGATAACGTAGAATCGTCCGCCAAAGATAAGCGCTGTGATAATAACTGTGTAGTCTGCCCATGATTTTGTGCTGTAAGCAGTATCTACAGTCGTTACTACAATGCCCTGTGGAGGAAATTGACTGTGTGGAATCGTGCGTCTCTTTAGAAGTTCTCTTGGGAACCTGACTCTATTAGCCTTACGCGGGTTATTGAGATACTTAATCGCAAAGTAACCTGTGTCGCCCTCATCATCATCATTGTCAGAGTCGTCTTTTAATTTTCCAAGCAAGAATTCATAACTAAGTCTTTCCGGGAACCATAGTTCCCAATCGACCTTAGTCATCTCTTCTTCAATCTTTCCGGCCTTAACGGCATCTTGGGTAGGCCACCATGCGGCTCGAAGATAAATCTTGTAACTCAGGTTTGCATTGAATCGTCCGCTGTCAATGCTTCCTTGGATGGATTCTAGTAACCCTTCGTCCTTAGCTCTCTTCTCTGTCTTCCTGATCGTTACGCCATAATAATCGCGTTCATCATACCATGTACCGATAACATCGTAGAATCCGTTAGGATTCAACAGACCATTGTCAATACTAATCTGTTTAATCGTGTCTTTGATACGTGCTTCTGTCTTTGTATTTTCGTTGGTCACAACGTCATCTAACTTCAGGACGTTATAGTGACTGCCAGACAAAGCTTGATCGATAGAGGCAGCGCGTACACTAGGCTCCTTCGATTCTTCTGCGGCAGGGGTCTGAAACTCAAGTTGGTTGCCTTCTAACGGTGAAAGACAATGTTCCGGGAACAGGACTTGGAAAATACTGTCAGACCAGTCACCGGTTTGTTTGTCCATGATTTGTCGAACATCGTATAAGGATTTTCCTTTACTATCAGTTCCAGATTCCGTGTAGGTGCAGTGTTGTTTCACTTCGCCAACGAAGTCTTTTGCCAGTTGTAGAACACCAGTTAGAATAGCAATCGTGATTGCTGGAAAGCAGATAATCCATTGAATGCAATCGGCCATGTCAATACTTGATTTGAAGCCGCCTCTAGGTACAAGCAGGACGCGCTGTTTCAAATCGGTGTATTGATCTGCGAAATGGTCAAAGGTAATAAATGTCGGGTCTTTCTGTACAAAGAAACTATTGCAAATCTCTTCATGAGTATTGATAGTAGTGTTGTTGTACAGTTCCAACAAATGACATAAAAAGAAAAGATTCGTTTGACTAAGAAAGCGATACTTCAGAAGATCGTTAAATGCCTCTTCGGCAGTCGTGACGATTCCTTCTTTAGCTAACTTCTTGTTCCAACTCTTTATGACCTTTTCTTTCTGAAGAGGGGGAAGTTTCTGGAAGCTTTTATTGGCCTTTACCAGCAACTCCTCTTCTGATAGATTCTTGTATTGATAGTTAGGAAGAGTCCTGCACGTCTCATATAATTGTTGTAACTTTGTGAGATGCATACTCCTCCCAGAGTGCGTTATTTTCCGATTGCGACTCCTTCGGACCAATCGGGAAGGCTATACCGATATTTTTATTTGGGATTCAAACCACTGGGTAATCTCGGAAAATCCCCAACCTTTATTTCTTCCATCCTTCCATCGTGTGCGCAAATTGTGCCATCTTGGCAACATGTGGATTAGAACTCTTTTTGGCTGCTGCGATCTTTGCTTCAGGAATTTTTTCGCCTTCCTTAATTCCGAGAGCCCTGTGTAAGCCTCCCTTGTTAAGATGATGAAGGGCTCTGTGAAG